ACGGTATTTTAAATCTTGGTCTAATTGAGTAGTTCCAAGAAATTCCCCATCAGCACTGAACCCTGCTTTTCGTTTGGCAGTACCATCATCAAATCCACGCTTTTGATTACCTGCAATTAGTCCTGTCGCACCTTCTCTCCCAGTGCCATCCTTCCCTAACAGACCCTGCTTAATTACCTTCTGGTCAAGTTCAGCATAGGCTTGCCTACCATGATTTGGATTGGACTCCATATCATAGAGTTGTTGTGCATATTCCAACTGAGCGTCATATGCTTCCCCTAAAGATTCCCCATAACTTTGTTGCTCTGGAGCAGGTGGTGGTGAGTCTACATACATTCCCATAATATTATTCTCCTAAATCGTAGGTTCTTAAATCTTTCATTTTCCTCATGTGTTCCCATCCACCGCAAAGGTAGGCAATGTGGGCAAATAAATCTAAATCTCCGCACCGTAAACACCGTGCGATATCTCCCTCAAAATCTTCCGCATCTAGAGTTCTCTGTGCTAGGGAAACCATCAGTGGAAAGATTGATTGTTTGTGTAAATTCCAAAATGGATTAAAGGAAAGTGCCTCCACAAATTTCACCAATTCACCCAGAATTAATTCTTTGGGGGCATCCTTGTCTCGATCAATTAAGTCATCGAACATATGATTGAAATTCCAAATCCTCCACCCCATCTCAAATGCATCTGGGTTGCCATTGGTGATTGCGTAAATCCATTTTTTAGCCACTGGATTTTTCTTCACTTCATCTGGTGTGTCGCAATAATTCATAAGAGTGCAGGAATGATTTTTGTGTTCTTTGAGACCCCATCCAGTTTTGTATTTTCGTTTATTGCTAGATCAACTTGTGGTTTTATATACTGAAGTAATTCGCCAGTGTCTTGGGTCATAGGTTTATCTCCTGCATCAGCATGGAGGACACTTGTTCCATCACTGCGGAAAATCCTAGCACCACTGATTACTAGTGGATTACTTCCAGTGTTTTGTAATTTGATGTCAGCATTACTTACATTAATTCTATAGTTCATCGCATTTATTGCGGTAATTGCACCAAACCAGTTTTCGATTCCAGTCGATGTTGTGGACTGGTAAACTGCAAATGCATATAACTCTCTGGAGTCAGCTACTCCGTCACCGTCACTAATATCTATCTGGACATTTGGATAGTCGGCAGTGAGTGTAGTTACTGAACTACCATCGATACCATTGTCATTGTAAACGGTGTCTTCTTGCTGATCGGCAATGAACGAAATCCCTGCACTAGTTGCCACACCAAATGCCTCGTAGGGAAGAAATGCGGATGACCCTGCTTGGCAGGTTAAACGGATTCTAATATTGTCTCCTGCCTCAATCTGGGAGGTTGTGTAAGTTCCATTGGTTGATGTCGCAGAGATTACTTGGTTAATTACTTCTTGGGACTTAGTTACATTGTAAATTTGGAGAGTACTTCCTGCCTCAATATTGGACACTGCATATTCTAGAACAATGTTTGTGCCGTTAGCATCTGTGTACCTTCCTTGGACATTCGATCCAGTTAAGGTAATAACTCCAGTGGTTGTTAAATTTCCTACGAATGTGGATGCTTTGATCGTGATCGTTGTGCCATCACGCACAAATGCCGAAGAAGCATTTGAATCGATAAGCAAATCATAAGAACCTGCATCAATAGTGTTTCCACCCCTTGACACTAATGGTGATGCTTCACCTGCATAATTATCAACGAGGTAAGATTTTGCTATGTCGTAAAATTTCTGTGGAGTGTCTATTGAAGTATAAGCATCAACTGTGGTTTTACTATTTTCTGTAATTATAAAATCTGGTGTCATTTTAACTGTGCTTTGCAAAGTGTCGAGTCCAACTAAATCCTCTGCAAATCCAGTGATAGTTTGGTTGTATGCAATAATAGAGAATGGAATTTCTGAATTTGAATTTGTGCGAGAATCAGTGGTGATGGTCTTATTAATGTAATTGATTACCTCGACCAAAACATCTTCATCTAGATTGCTAGTCTGGTTGACTCCATTGTAAATCTTATCAGATCTATCATCTTGATTTTTTGGCCCCAATGCTCTGTTGCCACTATCTAAATCTTTAGCGTAATACGAATAGGTTAATGGGTTACCATTTAAATCTTCGACTACTAAACTTATAGGTCTAACGCATTTGAGATACATGAAATTATTTCTTCCTGCATCTAGTGCAACTCGTAATCTGTCGGAAAAGCCTTTGATTGTAATTGTCTCTCCGCTTGACTGAGTTCTAGTAACATTAATTATGTCGAAGTCATGTAAGTTTGGGCTTGTGTCAAAGTTCTCGAAAGTCAAAGGAGGAAATGGCGAATTGTAACTTTGGAATCCACCTTTTTTAAATTTAAAGATTCCAACATTCCATCCACTCTTTGTAAAAATTCTAGACTCCAAAGTTTCACCATCAAAAGTTAAATCGTAAATGTTTATTTTCGCATCGCTCGTAGAATTAGAAGACTCGATTCTAAACTGAGATGTGTTTGTGTTAGATGACCCCTGTTTCGCAAGGTTATAAAAGATCCCACTATTGACTGTAACTGTTGCCCCATTTGCAGTTCGCAAAGTTGCAGTAGTACGAATTATTCCACCATTCCACAAAAATGTAGAACTACCTCCAAACGAAATGCCAAAGGTATTATACATTTGCCCTGTCAGATTCTCATTTGGTAAATCAATTCCTACACCGACCGAGTATTTGTCTTTCCCATTTGCTGTAGTTTTGACACCTAGATTCAATGTGCCTGTTACTGTGAGTGGATGCCCACTACCTGCATTGATAGCTTGCTTCATCATTTGCAAAGTCTCATAGGCAGGATCAATGCTAAGTGTTCCTTGAACCTCTAGGAAATGAGTGGAAGCAATTGTATAAGTAGTGTGGTTTCCACGAACTGTAGTAGTTACTCCCGTCACTCCATTTAACCCACTAAGATCGGTGTCAGTCCCTGTTTGCGTAATCTTGTTACTTACTTCTGTGAAACTCATGCGTAATCCTTTGTAATTGATGCGAGATTACCATCTCCATCATAAGTAAATGTTTTTGTAAGTTCAGTTACGCTTGATCCATCTTTGACCACAATTTTAGTAAGCAAACCATTCGTATATGTGAATGATTTTGTTTGCACTAAATTTGATTTAGAAGATGTAGACCATGTATTAATTTCCGAAACCATTCCATTAGTATGGGTGGTCTCTGAATAACTATCTACCCCACCACTAGACTCTAGGGTAGATACCCTAGAACCTAGTGATTTAAATTCAGTACCTACCGCAGTACCGATCTGGGAGAGAATATCCATTAAGCAGTTTTCGCAGTGGTCAGTGCGTTACTGAATGATGCGTAATTACCAAGGGATACATTATTAATTAAAATACCACTGCCATCTGAGGCTTTAAATACACCTGCAAAATTTGTTGCAGTAATATCTTTAGCCTTGAGGTCTGCATAAGCACTACCCTTCTTTGCTTCCCAGAGTGAATTGGAGTCCTGCCAAAGAAATGATGCCTTATCTTCCCCACTTCCACGATTGATATTTAACCCAGAACTCTGTGCGGTTTCAGAATCATCATTCGCAAGATTAAGCTCAATAATGTTATCAGAGATTTCAACTGTTGTTGTATTAACAATTGTTGTTGAACCTTTAACTTTTAGAGTATCAAACTCACCATCAGAAGAAACTATCTTTGTCGCTTTTGTAGTACCGTCTAAGATATCATCTATACTTGCGGTTGTTGCACGAGTGTCTTGCAAATTAGTAATTGCACTATTTGCAGTTCCAAGACTCGTCTTCAGTGCATATGGTGTGAAGTCTAGATCATTTACTGCATCAGAAACAGTTCCCAAACTTACCTTCGTTGCGTATGCATCGGTTATCGCTTTAATTTCTTGTCCGACTTTTTGTCCGACTTTTCCTAATATATCATTTGCCATTTTATTTTTGTGTTTAAGTTAACTTGTTAATTCATACCCCACCCTAAAAGATTCATCGTCACCATATTCTTCCCTTATGGATTCCAGTCCAACATCGTCTACATATTCCAGTTCACTCCAGTTCTTAAAACCGTCACCAACTTTAATTCGGTTACCTGCGGTGAGTAGCTCAACTCCAATTTCACCTTGGTGTAAAACAGGGTCAGACCCTTCCCAATTTTGAGTAGAGTCCCTACGAAGCTTTATTCGTCTAATGCTCATGCAAACCCTCCATCTAAATCAAATCCACTTACATAGTGTAAGTCAGCATCACTGTGACCTGCATCAATAATCGAATCGATGAAATCAGTTTGAGCAACGGCATTCCATTTTTGCGAAACTCCATCATATTGAAGGGTAGAAAGATCGCTTGGCGAAGTTATGTTTGTGTCCGAAAGTTCCACTAAACTTGTCACTAAATCTCCTGTGTCCAACTTGCCTTCCAGTGTCGCAGTTAAATTAGCAATATCGGATATTGAGTGACCGTGAGAAACAGGATTAAATTCAGTGGGCTTGCTTGTGATCGCATCCCATTCGTGACTGTGTGCAGTTGGTGAAAACTCAGTCGGCTTATTTGTTATCTCGTTCCAAGGGTGATTGTGGGTAACAGGATTAAACTCAGTCGGTTTACTTGTTACATCATTCCAAGGATGACTGTGTGCAGTCGGTGGGAACTCTGTTGGTTTGTCCGCAAGTTCGTCCCATGACTCAATGCCAGATTCATCATCTAAGTTAGTCCATTTAGAACCATCCCATTTTAGAGACTGACCTTGAGAAATATTTGCCAATTGAACATCATTCAGTGAACCTAGTCCCTGTGTAATTGCCGTGGTTAAACCACCTCCACTAAGAGTGCCGTTAATAACCAGAGTACCATCCACCTGCATTGTTTCACCAGACTGGATAGTAATATTATTAGTCGGTACAATGACTCGTGGAGTTCCAATTTTCTCAAATGTTTCCGCAGTAACTTCAACCCCAACCTGTGGGACACCCTGTGGAATAACTGTTGCCTCAATTGACATTAGGTAAAGTCTCCTGTGGTTCTTCCAGTCGCGAATGCTTCCAGTGAAACGCTTTTGAATTTTGCTTCACTGGTTATAGGTCTTGCTTGGTCTGATCTGAAATTACACTCAACCTCAACGCTCGCTGAATGACCTCTCTGTGACACATTAAATCGGCTTAACGCAGACTCATCCTCTTCTAGTGAAAGTTGTTTTGAAGTTACACTTGAGTCTGGATTTTTAGTCGATGTTGTTACGGTTAAATCAGCACCATCAGAAACAGTATAATTAATTGAACCTCGCACAAATTTTTTAATTTCTCTTGAGCTTAAAATATAATCTCTGGTTTTAAATTTGCCGTAAATTTTTGAACCTTGATCGAACACACTTGCCTCGTATTCGCAAATCGCTTGCGATGTTAAAATGTACAACTTCTTGTCAATCGACCCCATATCACGAATGTCGATGTCCCAACCAAATGTATCAATTGATACCCACTGCGAGGTCAGTGAATCATAAACCGCAATCGTGTTACAGTTCTCTGAATCAATTCCAAAAGTAAAATAAACTTTATTTCGATGGTAATGAACAACCGACTTACTGAGCGACCTTAAATCGATTCTGTCTATTGTGTCTTGTATTGCCCTGCTTAATGGTTCTTGGTCAAGTGTTACCTTACTAATAGCTATTCCTAACCCTTTCGCAGGGTCACTAGATGGAACGATAACTTGTATGTTTCCCTCGTTAGAAATGAAATAAATATATGACCCATTTTGAGCGAATGCTTTTGATCCACAAATTCCATACTGTCTTGTGATTTCAAAGTTCGTAGAGTTCAGTCCAAGCGAATGAGTATTTGAAATAATATGAATACTATTTTTATTAAAAATAATTGCTTGGTTTTCTGCGTAACTGCAAATGGCAAGGGTGATATCGCTAGTGCCTTTGTTGCAGAAAAAAGTGTTCGTCAGTGTGAACTGGTTGGGTTCAAGAATATCCGAAAAAGCTACAGTTGACTGACTGTCTGCGTAGTAAGGAACTGCAAGACGGTTTGACAAGTACTGACCAAACGGTGACGGTGGGCAAACAAAGTTTACCGCAGAATCAGCAGGTGTCTGGCTTTGATTCACAAACCTTGTGCTAAAATACTGATGTTGGGGATTCCAACTCTTGGGTAGAAATCCATTGCTAAATAATAAGACCTGCTCAAATGCTTGGATTCCGTAAACTCTCGCATTGTAACCATAATTTGGTTGGTCAATATCGATTTCAATACTTGACTGAACTCCAACTGCCCTTGTCCCAAATATTGCCAACAAGTCTTCTAAGCCAGAATTTGGATCAGAGAATTTTACGAAACCAAGACCAGAACCAGTCGGAACATTTTTAGTAATTTTACTTAAACCTTTTCTGACCGAAATGATCCCTTTCTCTATTCTTATATTCTCACCAACTTGAAGCATCCCTGCTTCCAATAACAAAGGGTCAGTATGCTGATCAATTCCTCTAAACGCAGGATCACCATCCTCAATGTAAGGATCGTCTAACTGACCAGTTGTGCGAAAGGTTGGCACTAGCTATTCCGTCTCCATTCTAATAATCGATCCAACTTATCTTCGATACCATCTAAGCGTTTAAACAGTGTCTCGTTCTCACTGGTATTTCTTGCCATATCGACTTCCAGTTTATTAATACGCTTTCCGTAAGTATCCATGCGGTTAAATAATCCTTTAATTACAAATCCACCCACTGCGAACAATACACCACTTACCACTTGTAGTGCTGAGAATATCAAATTTCCTTCTTCCATTTTTCTTTTTGTTTTTTGGAATGCCAGTGGGTGTAAATCATGGGAACTAAAATCCAGAGTCCAAGACCGATGACGCAAAGTTTAATTACTCCGTAGACCTCGGTTAGAACTCCATCAAAAAATCCGTTGTCCTTTGCCTCATCTAGTTTTGCTTCAACCACTTTATTTACATCCCCAGTAGTTAAAGCTTTAAGTACTCTTACTTCACTCTCAACCTTGTCTGAACCTTGAACTAACAAAGTCCCTGCCCCTGCCCCTAAACCTGCTCCCAGACCTGCCGTAACTGGGTTGCCTCCTAGTGCTCCAATACCTCCTCCTACCACACCAAGAGTGGCAGGTAGGAGAGGCTTGAAACTCATAGATTTACAACCACCTAACAACAATAAACTGACAAACAAGAGTCTCCACATTAATCCATTTGGATCGTGAATCCACTTGCAGGAATCTTAAAAATATCTCCCTGTTGGATAGACACTGGTGAGGTCAATGAACCGTAAAGTAAAATGTTTCCACTTGTTGGTGCATCGTATAGAGCAACATGAGAAATATCACCCCAATTGTCATTGGCATCATCCCAACGAAACTCAGCAGAGTTTGTAGCAGAACCAGTTGAACTTACTGAGAAGTCTCCTTGGTCAGTTCCACCGACTTGAACTCGTGCATAAGCACCTCCAGTACACTCTGTTCCACTACTGGAATCAGTTGGTGCAGAAGTGAGTAAACCAATATAAGGTTTTCCACTACTAAGCGTTATTGCCGTGCCTCCAAGCAATCCTGTTAAAACTGCTTCCTCCATATAATCTGATGCTTGTGCCATAATTTATTTTTCCTGTTCTGGTTCTGGTTCTATATCCGTTTGTGGTTCTATATCTGGTGGTGGGGTTAAATCTATAGGTGGATCATCACTCGTGGGTGCTTCATCCAGTTCGGTGCGAACTGGTAAATCCTCTACATCTCTAATCTTCTCAATATTAAAATCTTTTTCGTCAGTCATGATAAAATTTATGCAACGACAGTTATTGTTTTACTCCATGTTCCAGAATCTTGCTTCAATCCATTAGGAACTATGTTAATGTCAGCAGGTAGTCCTGCGTCATCGTAATGTGGGGCGGTAAGCTTGCCTCGTTCAATATAAACTTGTTGGTAGCCAACTGCATAATTTTCCCAACTTGATCCATGCCCAGTCACTTGTGCAAAACTATTTATAGTTCCAGACATTGGATTAAATTGAGTCTTTTTAGCTCCAGTAGCATTCCAAGAGTACGAAATATCACCTATCGAATCCCAGTCATCAATGTACGCTAATATTCTAATAAAGAACCAATCACCAGTATCACTAACAATTTCTCCATAACTGTAATTGTGTTGCCAAGTGGATGAAATCATAGAGTAACCACTAAGTGCATCTTCCATATTAGTATTATCAATTATTCCAATACTTCCGTATACAGATGGTTGTAACAATTTTACCGTTTGCGTTACATTAAGTGGGTAAAACTGATGGGTAGTCGTACTAGAGTAAACCCTCATGGTTTGGTCTGCAACATATGGTTTTTTGTAGAGAGTTATGTCATGTTGAGCACACGCATCGTCTGTCGCAGTACGAAACCATTCGTCATAATAGTAAAATTCATTATTACTGTTACTGCCACTATTTAAACTAATTACACTATCGTCTGCCATTTCAATATAAAATGTTGGCTTCTCCAAACCTTTATAAGAATCAACTGAAAACATAGCATCCTCTTGACCTTTATTTGCCTTATGCTTTATTTTATATGTCCCTCCATCTCTTGTTTTAGGGTAGGAAGTTCCATAAAATCCACTAATTGAATTTTGATTTATCGCAAGGGGATGAAGGGTAAATGTCAGTGTTGGGTTACTGGAATAGTCCCATATCTCATGGACACCAGTACCACCTTTAGCACCGACACCATAATAAGTTTCCATGTATTCTCTGTCTCGCAAGTGCCATTGATCGTTTTCGTACATCCAACCCATGTATGTGTTATTAATGACATAACCTTGAAGCTTACTTGCATAACCTTGTGCGGTTTTCACACACCTCAAACCATTAAGTGAAAGGTGAGGTGCGCCAAGATAGACTTGAGTGGGAGGCATCTTAAATAGCGTTAATTGTTAATGTGCCGTAGGATAAAGTCATCGAAAGTCCTGCCGTTCCTGCACTTCCTGCCGTTCCTGCACTTCCAGTATCTCCCTTATCTCCCTTATCTCCTTTCGAACCTGCACTTCCAGTATCTCCTTTTAAATTATTGTAAGAACCCATAGTACCGTTTGGATTCTGAAATCGCAGACTCGTACCACTCCAATTGTGACTAGGAATATCACCCTTTACTCCCTGTGCTCCATTTGCTCCATTTGCTCCAGTTGCTCCATTTGCTCCATTTGCTCCAGTACTTCCAGTGTCTCCCTTGTCTCCTTTTACTCCTTGGATGCCTTGGATGCCTTGGATGCCTTGATCCCCTGTGTCCCCTTTAACTCCTTGAATACCTTGATCTCCAGTATTTCCTTTTAAGCCAAATTCCCCTTGATTTCCCTTTGCAGACATGACTTCCCATAAGTTTGCGAAGTTGTCTGGGTCTTGATATGCCTCGGTATTAGAAACACAAATGTAACTCGTTCCGTTAAAATTTACTACATCGTCTACAATGTAAGCTATTGCGTTATCGAAATCGCCTTTCCAAACAAATTTTATTCTTCCTAAATTTACAGTTGCCATAATATTATCCTGTTATTGTTGCCATTAAATTACCATTTGGTGTGTGTGAAAAAGTGAAACCAGTGCTCCCAAAAACTACCTCCTCAAATGAATCAAATTCCTCTGCTGAAATATTTTCCGTTCCATTATTTGTGGTTGTGACAATAATCCGAAAACTTCGGCAATAGGTGCTCCTAAAATATTTCCACTCACATCGAGGTCACCATCGACCTTAACTTTGCTATCGCTTAATTGAAGTGGAGTTGGAGTTCCCTCACCATCTGAAACCACTCGTAAAGTTTCATCGACTCCGATGTTAGAATTGCTCACTTGAAGCAAATCTTTGTAAGTATCTTTAATTGGTCTTCCTGTTAAATCTCCGCTCATATTATGCTCCGTCCTCCCAAGGTATGTTTAGGTCTTCCCAATCTGCGGAACTTGACCAGTGTGCTAAATAAATTTGTAATCCGTAATTCACATTGAACTGTGGGCTTGCCTTCTTAATCGCATTCTTACCACTAGGTGTAACGGTAATTCCTGTCGCACTGGATGCACCTCTATGCCTAGTCCTAGTGTATTGACTTAATGCACCGATACTAATGGTAGAGAAGATAAGTGCCATTGCGTAGGCATCGATACTGCCCACTGGAATCGCACGGTGTGATTTACCAGTTGTGAATTTTATATGTGTATTCGCAAATGCATTTTTGGTTACATTTCGAACGCTTGAAAGTTGAGCACTAAGCTTAATATTAGAATGATTGAGCTTACTTTGCTTGACTGGATTATCTCCAGTTGACTCAAGTTTAAAATCAAATGACTGAGGTGCAGGTTTACCATAAACCGTTGCATTTCTTCCAGTACCCTTTGCACTAAATTTAAAAGTCAAATCTCCAAATGCTTCTTTGACCCCACCAATTTGTTCAGTGGTGATGTCTGCCATTGTGTTTCCACGAGCATTCACCCTGCGGTACGGTTCACTAGAAATAGTGTAAGGCATCGCACGGTCTTGTTGGTTATTCAATTTATCCACTTCTCTGACCAAAAGGTCTAGACCATGAATATCCTGCAACTGAGATTTCTCGTGTTGCCCCTCCCCTATTAACCACCCACGATAAGCATATGCCTTGATTGCAGGTACGAGAAAATTAGGCACTTGTTCTGAACCAGATGTGCTAGTAAAAGTGGGTGACTCCCTGCGGTATTTAATCCACAATGCGTTTTGATCTTCGTTCAATGTGGATACATAAATTCCTTCCGCACCCTCTCTCCAGTCCAACGGTTGAACATTGTTGTAACGAGGGTCACCAGTGTGAACTGAAAGGATAGTTCCAATAGTATTCTTACCAGTTTGCTCGTACGGTATGTACCGTTCAAATTGTGTGTTAATTTCAATAAAATAATTGGTGTCATCTGGAGTAATTCCATCCCACTCGTAATTTACTAAATCAACATTCGATGCAGTACTACCTGCTAAAATTGCTCGGCAAAGATAAGTCTTCTCTTTGTAGGTTACCCTTGCCCCTAGTTTATATAAGCCCTTAGTTGTCCACTCTGGGTCAGTGTAATAGTCTCCTATCTCGTACCACTCTGCTCCAGACTCTGGTGCGGTTGTTGCACTCGCACTCCATAACCTCCAGTATTTACCTTGATAGTAAACTTCTGATCCAGTTGAATAACTGGTAGATGGATTATATTCATCCCTAAAATACCTTTCCTCGGTAGTCGTAAATTCTGCCCAAGGGTAATAGTCCCAACAAAAACGAGTGGCATCATTTATGTATTCTGCCAACATGACTTTTTCATGTGCAAGAATACTGGTTGGGTCAATTCCTGCGGTAGAGGCAACCCCTCTTTCTAACGCATCGTAAGTTGTTGCCCTCATCGTTTAAACAACGATATTGCCAGAAACGCTTTTTATTTTAACGAGGTCACCAAACCTCTTTTCTATCCAGTCTAAAAAGGCTTTATCCTTCCAACAGGAATCACCTAATTTGTTTGCCCAGAAATGATAAACATCTGGGCAGACTCTCATTCTTAATCTTCCGAATGATAAGTTTTTTCGTTCACCTCCAGAGACTCTCTTTTCTGCCTCCATCAGTTTCTTTTGCTCGATCTCAGCGTTATCCAGATCGGCACGGTAAATATCGGCTAATGCTCCGAAGACATCTTTGGTGAGGTTCTCACCACCAATATTAATTTCTTGATCCGCGCCAATCATGGACAACTACTACCCAACTAAATTAGGAGAGAGTGTACTTACCGTGGTCAAGACCACCAGAGTACGACTTCAAACTGAATACCGATTCAATGATTGAACGAGCACCCCCACCAAGGTCTGGCAACTCACGAACAGAAGTTTCTTCTGCGAAGCAAGCTTCCAACTGTGGCATATTCAAGATGAACAATGTGTTTTGTCCAACACTCGCATCGTATGCATCCGAACCGTCTCTGGCATCTTGTTCTAAGAAAGAACTAAGATTCAAAGTAATTGTTCCGAAATCAGATTCAATGATGTCAACTGAAGCAGACAAGCGACCTTCGTCAGTGTCACGATTAGAAACAACAAGGTTGTTGGTTCGTGGTGTGAACAATGTGAAATTACTGATCGTCTTCTTAACTTGAGTTCCGCAAAGACCGTAAAAAGTCTTATCAGATTCACCAGTTTGCTCATAGATACTCTGAAGAATATCACGCAAATCCTCTTCCTTCGCATCAGCGGAGGCAACAGATTTGATTGAACCAGTTGGTGTGCGGAAATCAGATGGCACTGGAAGTGCGGACTGAGCGTCTGAACTAACCCATTTACCTAAACCACGAGTCTGGTATGGTGTGGAAGAAGTTTCCTGTGCAGTTTCTTGCGAAGAACAAAGAGTACTTTCAATATCTCGTTTTGTCGCAACAAGTGCTTTGGCAATACTATTTGCCATTTCCTTCTTGTATCCAACTCCTGCCACATCCGAAACCATGTTCGCCAAGCGAGAAACTTTGGGTACTCGTCTTGTGTACTGTAAATAAACAGAACATTTAACACGGTCATCGTAATTTTCAAAATCCGCAGAAGTGATATCGTCACCGTCCTGTGGTAAATTATTTGAAATTCCAGATGCGTAAGTTGCAGTGCGAACAAGGTTGTCTTTGTGCTTATCTAAGCCCCACTCGACAAAACTGTTTTTAGGTGCTGAACCCTTTTTTACCTGCGACATAAACGGTGTAGATTTTTGGTCTACTACTGTAAGTAAGTCTGCTAATGATTCCCTTTTTAAAGATTGTGATCTTTCTACTATTCCTGCCATAATTTTTTCCTCCTAAGATTTTTTAAAGAATTGATTCTATGTAACTACTTGCATCTTCGATGTCCCCAGAACCTGCATTCGCTAGTAAGGATTTTTTATTTTTTCCCCTACCTTTAACCACTGATGGTTTTGCTCTGCTTGGTGCGGATGGTATGGAGGGTGCGGTTTTACTAACTGGTTTTTTTGCTTGTCTGGCATTAATTGCTTTTATGCCCTCCATTGCGTATCCCAGTGTTAAAACTGCATATGGGTCTTTTCTATAATACTCAGCTAAAGCCTCGTTCATTTGTAGGACTTTTTTACTCTCCACCATCTCTGGTGATGATTCATCCTTCATCCAATCAAAGGTCTTTTTAGCTAACTCAAAGTTACCTTCCCTTTGCTGAATTTTCTGAACTACTTTAGGAATATTTTTGCGGAGATCACGGTCAGTCTGTGCCATCAATTTTCTTGCTTGATCGTACTCAACTTCATGTTCATCACCACTGAGGTCTGTATACTCACCACCATCTGGATTTTCCATCAACCAATCTCGGAGATGCTCTGCATCATCCTCCCTTTGCTTGACTTCTTTGATGGTCGTAAGGTCTTCAAAACGATCCATGCCTTTCTCTTCGACTTTCTGCCGTTGAGGTTCAGCTTTCTCTAGTTCCTCAATTCTGGATCGGAGTTCAGCAGTTTCTTCTTCCGCTTTATTCCTTGCCTCGATTAATTTACCAATTCGTTTCTTGACTCCATCTGAATCACCCTGTGGTTCTGGTTCTTCTGGTTCTTCACCAACTTCACCTTCTTCACCCTGCTCTTCTTCAAGTTCCTCACCCATTTCCTCTTCTGACTCATCAGTGGATTCCTCCGAATACTCAGCGGACTCCTCTGTTTTATCTTCCGATGCACTTTCAAATAACGATGCCATTCCGCTTGCCTCGGCAATATCTCCGAAACTTACTAGATTTGGACTTTCCTGTTCTTCTGCTTTTGGAGGTGCGACCTCATTTGATTCTGTCATTTTTATATCGAGACGATTGATAGTTACTCTTGGATTTCGCCAAGGACGATAGACCCATCAATCGATGCAGAATTGACCACTCGCAAGTGATCCGTTGGAGTTGCAGTTAGTTGCGGTCTACGAACCGATACCAAGTAAGTCTAGTGAGTTGTTTTTGGACTTTGTTCCAATGACTTCCTGCGTGAACTTCCATCTCTCCAGACTCTACGGCATCTTTTAATTGCTGACGGCATTTACATGAACCGTAGTTTGAATTATCGATAAATTCTTTTGCGGTGAACCAATCTTCCCCCTTGGGTTCATTTCCACCCTTGATGTTTAAACGGTCTATATTTTTAGCCCAATTTATTGCCATAAAAATTTTCCATCAAACCTACGAACAGGGTAAATCGCCCAAGACTTATTAGAGTAATATCCGTAGACCCAACCTGCCTCATGTGCTAACCGATTAACCTTTGCTCGATTCCAATCCATTGCCGTAGTTGCAAGGCAACCTGCGGATACTCCTGTGCATCCACCCATCTTTGGAATTGATGCAAATTGGAACGAGTGGATGTGTCCATGAACTACTGCCCCACCCTGCACACCAAAAGTTTCAGCGTGTCGCTTAGTCGCAGTAATTCCATGATAAAAACCGTGGACAAAATTTATTTTCCCAAGTGATAAAATTCCCTTGTCTACATCATAGGGATAAATTTTGCACTTCATAGAACGGCAGATTTTCTCGATATCCTTGATGCCCATTTTGGCAGTATCACGAATCAAACCAATAGAGTGCTTGTGTGCCGTTTGCCAGAGTCTGTCATCGTGGTTACCCAGTAAGAAATGGTGTGGTCTCCATTCTTTTAGAAACTCCATTCCTGCCTCCACATCTGCTTCCATCGAGGCATTTCTTTCAGCAGGATCAGCATTCCTCATTAGTGGAGAAAAATCAAAAAGGTCTCCACCAAAAATGCGAATATCTGGGTTAAATTCTTTTGTAAATTTTAACAGTTCTGCGGTTGCCTCGTAGTCCTGTTTGTCACCATGTAAATCCGAACAATAAATAAACGATTTCATTCTTCCTCTTTCACTTCGATCACCGACATATTGGCAATCAGTTCAAATTTTAATGTGTCCAAGACTCCGCAAACTTGCCTTACTGTGAATCCTTTTTCTATTTCCCCTTCAACTATTTCATTTAACTGCTCTTGTAATTCGTCTTCCCAGTCTTCCATTGTCGGTATTCCTCTATTTTGGATTTTAAGGTACTAATTGCATCTACCCTGCCACTGGCATGGGAAAGTTCATTTGAAGAAAGTTTTGGATCAGAAACATCATTTACCGCAGACAAAAGATGTGAGTCGATCACAGTGTCAATTGCTTGCCAAATTTTTGAGTCCTCACCGTATTCTGAAAATATTCTACTGACATCTTCAGCTTTCATTGGTTCTGGATATTTCACCAGAGTTGCTCTGCGTTTAAACAGTCCGATCATTGTTGTCCTCCCATTACTGGTTTCACTCCAACTCTTCCAATCTGTGCGTTCTCTTTCTGAGACATTCCGAACTGTAAATACTTCATTCGATTATCTGCAAGTTGCTTAACTAGTGGTTTCTCTGACATCTTTTGTTGAAGTTCTTGAGACGATTGCAAAATCTGTTGAGCCACTTGCGAACGAAGTTCAAAATTCACACCCTCTTTTGGTGGTGGTTCAATTTCATTCATTATTCTCACCCAACTTAATTGCTCATCCTCAATTTCTTTTTGTGAGGCACTCTGCTTATCCATGACCACTTGTTTTGCGAGCATTGGGTCAATTGATTCTGCAATGATTTCAAGTAGCTTAGAACGGTCTAATGCACCAGTCACATCGAACTGGGTCAACTTGGTGACTGCATCCAATTTCTTTTCCATGAACTCTTGATTAAGCACATCAACTGAGAACCTCAAAGAGAGGTCATATCGTCCTGCAATGTCATCCTGCTGAACCGCAATTTCTTCCACCGCACCACCTGTTAATCGTGATACAAATTCTGGAGGCAGATACTGTTGGCAAAGACTTAAAGCTTGCGACAAAGCCTCTCTCCATGAGTCTAACCATCGATTCACCATACACTGTTGGTATAGTTGTTTCGCCTCTGGTTTCATTGGGTCACCAAAGTACCTTTCCGCATCCATGATGGTTGCCTGTTCAGCTTCAATACTCCCCTGTGATGGCACTGGTGGATTCAACCACTGGATATCATCTGGACGAGTAATTGTCATCTGAGAAGCAGGTGCGACAAGTAAATTCAAACCTCCCCTGCGAGCATTTACAAGTAGTGGAGGTATGACACTAATTTGACTCGCATCGTTCCTTAAATCTCGTTGTACCTTTGCTTCGTATTGGTTTGTGGCAACTAATTCTGGGATTCCTCTGGAGTCAAAAATGGATCGTGATAATCGTTCACGAGAAAATAAAACAAAGGGCATTTGGTTGTGACCGTATTCAAGCATTGAGTGCTTGCCGTAATTACCCTGCACATGACTTGAAAATGCAGTGCAGTAGATTGCAGGTACATTTGTGTCCTCATCATATTGTCGTTGATATGCGGTGAAAATTTCGTAGAGACCATCGAAGTCTCCTTCGACTCCCTTACCTAAAACATTCACTCCGATCTGGATGGGATTTCGATAATCGTATTCCGCTACTCCAGAAACTCCTTCCGCTTTTTCTAAAACTTCTTCAACAAAAGATTCATCGTAACCCTCGGTAATAATTTTTTCACGAAGTTCAGTTTCACTTAACCATTCCCTTCGCATAATGACACGAGCACGGTCAAGTTCGGTGCAATTCGCATCAACAAAAATATCGTCATACAATTTATGAGCGACAAATCTAGGACGATTCTCGTGTTGAGTTGGTGCAGGTAATTTTGTCTCTCCAGTTTCACGAAATTCTTTTAATCCCTTTTTAAGTACTTTTGGTTTAACCCCTGCAAAAACTTGCCCCATAATTGCAAGTGCCTGTTCTTCCATATCTGGGTCTCTGAGAAGTGTTATTAATTCCTCAACATCCTGCTCCTGCCCACCTGCTTCTTGCACCATCATAATCACATCTTGTACGCTGAATTTCTTCATTCGCATGATCACTTCCTGTTGCCAGTAGACTCCTAAAATCCCAATTGCAGGTGAACCAGAAAACATTTCTTGGGCAAGTAGTTCTACCTCTCTGCGAAGTTCTGGAAGCATTCTTTGCTCCAAGAAATATGAAAGTGTATCTCTCCAGTAAGAAGCTTTTTTGGTGTCACTGGTTTCAACTCCACTGACATTCATATTTGACCGAAAAAATGCCTCAGTCACCATATGAATGTGCTCATTAATCAAACGGTCTGCCAATCGAATCTGGATGTCACTGGCATTTTCCCACGGTGTAGGACGGTGACCTAAGTGCTCTTCATGCTTGCGACCATCGTCCGACTGACCTTCCCATCGACAATAGCGGACATCCTCAAAGTCATCTCTCCTGCGAAGATTCCTACCTGCATCTTCCAAGATGTCAGAAAGCTCAGATTGCAAGGCATCAATATCTGGTTCATTAGATACCTTATTTTTATCGGAGTCGTACTGGTTCATGCTTGAACCCCACTTTCCAATAATTTTTCAATATCCTTGCGGACGAAAAATGCCCTCGCACCTTTCCGCAAATATCTAGGGATTATTACTCCCTCTTTGACCCATGCGGTCATTTCGTGATCGGCTAAACCCAACCACTCCATCACCTCTCCTCGCCTCAATAAGGCTTTTTTTGGTTCTTCTCCTGCCATTCCCCAAGGGGAGTAACAGAAGAAAAACTAGTCAAATTATTTCTTTGATTTAGCCTTGACAACCATCATGTCAATGGTTCTGCCCACACCTTCTGGTTGGCTCAATAACCAGTGCTTTGTTTCTTGTGCAATTGTTGTGGTCAGTTGAGTTCTTTTAAACTCCTCTGGCATTTTTGGTCTACCAGACTGATTGCTTCGCTTTCCACCCCACCGCCCTTCATCTTCTATTTTTTTAGATTCGCTCATTGGGATTAATCTTGGTTTTAATTATTGTATTAGGCAAGGAACAAATGACTTTTGTGTTAAGATTTATGTAAATTAATTTACCCTCCATAGCGTTATCGACTAGTGCAACTTCTGTTTGCTCACCAGATGCTGATGTGGGCAACCCAAGGATATCCAGAAACCGTCTTGCTATTTCTTCAATTAGTTCTTCACTCATTGATTAAATCCTTTAAATATTGTGCCGTTGCCTTCAACTCAATTATGATATCTGCCAGTGATTTCTCTTCTACTTGAGAATTCTCTGGAAGCTTTGCGTTCAGTTCATCTTCCGCTTGTCTGCGGTACTCTTTGTAATTTTCTTCGTCTTTAAGACTGAGGATTGTGTCTGGGTTCATATCAATTGACCGTTAGTTCTGTTGATCCGCATGACCAACATTGAAAATGTTCGTGATCGATTTCCTCGATAACTTTACGAGAGGCACGAACCTTAAATCCGCACTCACATTCGATTTTAATTTGACGAGTGGTTTGCTTTTTATGACCACTGGAAATGTCGATCTTCTTGTGTGGATAGTCACCGTATCGCTTTACATACTTTGCAAGTAAGTCGTAAAGTGGTGTGCCTTCTACTGCGGTGCATTGCGTAGGTTTACCTTCCAGTCCCACTGCACGAGCAATATCAGTGAATGCTTTT